CTGTTTTGCCATTACATATAGAACAACTTCTAAATTATATGGAACTGGCATAAATTGTGTATCTAGTGTTCTGCTTGTAGAACCTTTTACTTTTTTAAACTTTTGAACTCGACTCAATTTACGAGTTGAATCATAAGAAAGGTTTTGAATCTCAAAACCAATTCTAGGAAGTGTAATTGCAACCTTACTTGATAAATCTGCATCAGCCCTAAGACGAACTAAAAACTTTTCTCTTGGTCCATATGCAAGAGGAACTTTCATAGATTGTGCAATATTACCAGAACTGTCCTTACGAACCAACTGGACATTGTTAAATGTTGTTCCAAATCCTACGATTATCTTTCGGATTGTTTCGTGGTAAAACTGCTGCCCTAACATTGTAAATTATCCCCCTACATCACCAAATGGATTTGTCTCTGTAAAGTCTAATACAGAATTTGCAGCTGTAGATGATATTGAACCATCTTCTGTTTCAAACAATTCATTTTGTGCCGATGTGTCTACATTACCATCAGCGGCACTGCTTCCATCACCTAATATATAGTCTTCCTGTAACAAGAACCCTCCTGTTTCTGAAAGAAGAACACCGGCAGATGTTGTCATATCACTTGTTTCTAGTGCAACAACTTCATCATTTGCATCGTCCTCATAAATCATTCTTCCAAATTCAGTTTCTAATAGAAGTGAATCAATTGATGCAGTATCTTGTTCCATTGTAAATTGTAATGCGAGAGTATCAGTTGATAAACTATCTTCAATCGCATCAATTGCAGAAATATCTGTATCTAAAACTTCTGAACTATAATCAAAGAGGCGACAACGCATTTTATAAACTGGGTTATTGTCAAGTTGAAAATACGGTTCGTCATGATCAACAAAATTAATCTGAAATAGTTTTGATAGAATTGGATGAAAAATTAAATCACCCTCTAAAGGTCTATCTGAATCTGTTGATGTTGCTTCTGAAATAATATATCCACTCTCAAATGATGCAGAAGCCTCTACTGTTCCACTATCCAAAGTTCCTTCTTCCAAAAGAAGGGAACCGCTAAGTGTATCTGTACCACTCTCTATTGTAATCTGTTTAGTCAACTCTTGAAATCTAGTTTTAGCAACAACAAATGTTGCCTCACTTAAATTCTGTAAACCAAACTGGCTCATCATTTCTTTTTCACCGGCAAACCCGCCTTCACTATCTTCCATATACATTTCAATCTTTGCTTGAGTATTGAACTTGGCAAGACTATCTGTTCCAAGAATCGTATCCTCATTTACGAGTGTACGGTCTAGGTAATGAACATCATGTCCATATATCTGAATCGATTCAATGACCAAATCTCTATACAGATTTTGTTCTGCAGCGATTGCGGCGACATTGCTTGTGTGAAATGCTGAGTTGACTGCCATGAGTTATCCTATCATATAATTTACTGGCAATTCAAAAGCTAACTGTATTTGTTCCTCTAATTTCATTATCTCGTCTTGGGCCTGAGTAAACAAAGTTTCTCCATTCATCGTTACACCACCCAACATAGTAACACCAGAAAACTTACTAAGATTTGCGCCCCACTGTCTTTTAAGAAGTGCAGTGGCATACCTCTTTAAATATATATCATCAAATATATCTGTAAAAGATGTTGGATCAAGTTTTCTATAACATTCAATAACAATAAAATCTTGGTCAGCTGTTACACCACCTTCCCAATCCATATCAATATATAAACGATTTTGATGTTGATTAAATCTTATAGGTGTTTCTCCAACTAAAACATGCTCCAGAAAATCTAGATGTTGCATTGTCATTTCATATTGAATTATTGATTGTGAAGAAAAATCATACAAGTCATTCAATCTTAATTGATATCGCATATCAAACATATTTGATGAGTGACCATCACTAAAAGGAAATACCTTAACCACTGATAACACACTCTCGGGAACAGGAATCCAGTTCTTACCTTCTAACCAATCAGCAGTTAATGTACTATCAATCTCATCTGTTGCCGTGACAGTTGTGTTAGACCTTGCTCTAGCAACATCAGCACTTGTTATCAAATGCTTCAGATACATTTTTTCAATACCATCATAGTGATACTGTGCAAAATATTGTAGAGCCTCATCAATACGGTCATCTGCTTGATCATCAGAAATATTGATATCAATAACTCCAAATCCAAGTGACCTTAGACAATAACTTTTAAATGTTGCTTTTGTTGTTGGTACAGCCATTACTTATCTACCAATTGTTGCAAGAGATTTTTGATTTCATGCATCTCCGATTTTAAAGTATTTATCTCTCTAGTTGCGTTCCTAATTGTATCTCGTTGTTCTTCTTCTTCTAGAAGTTTTCTTCTTGATTCTTCTGACCTTGACTTTGCTTTTTCATATGCATTTTTATTACGATTTATAACAACGCCTGGAACATTAGAATCTTTAGCTAAATCTGGTTCACCTTCAACACGTTGATAGTTATTTGCCATTATAGTGCCAATCCCAATGCTCGTAAATCTTTCAGCCTTGGTGGCTCTGACATATTAGTTCCCTGCATTACAATTTTAATTGAGAATGCGATAAACTCATCCAATGGAGTTCCGATACCATCATCAGTAACACCAGCGCTGAATTCATATTCTTGGAAATCATCTTGGTCCAGAGATGGGTTCACAAATCTATCTGGAGAACCATCAGTATTAAAGAATTCGTAATCCAAATCATCAAAATCAACTGAATCTTGAGCTCCTAGAACCTTAAACAAAACCTTAATCTCAGATGTTGCTGGTCTATGAGCAGTTAATAATACTTTGATTGCAGTAGCTGGATTTTCTAATATAACCTTCTTTGTTACATAAATTGCAGCATTACTATCACCCTCTGGTTCTGTTGATGCAACGAATGTAAGGTTTGATGCTAAATCTGAAGCTGAATCAATATTATTTATTCTATTACCAACAGAAACCCATGAAGTTCGTTTTGAATCAACAACTGGCGATAGATTTTGTAAAGGACTTTTCAATGTTAAATCTGTATTGTATGATTTAACACCACCCATTTCATTTGTTTCATTGATGGGTGACGCAATCATAAAGGTCTTATCAAATTCAATGTTATCATTTATAACAGTTCCTATTGCATTTGCAGCAGAAGTTTTAGTAAATGAAGTTTCTGATCCAGAAACACTTGTTCCAGTTGTTAGCTGGGCAGTAGCTGAAACTGTGGTTCCTTCGGGTTCTAATACACCTATCTGTGTAAACCCTGTATTGATAATATGATTTTCTGAGGCAAGAACAACACTACCACCATTTTCAGCAGATGATCCAGCACCACCATCAAATACAGGACTAGATGTTAGAAGCACACTATAAGAATCTAAATCTGTGTTTGCAATTGCAGTGTGTGTCTTATTGACTTGTGATAATGGAACTTTATGTAATTGGAAGAACTCTACTGTTGCTCCAGAAGAATGGGCAGCGGCAGTTGTACTTTCTTGTGCCCTAACCAAAGTTGAAACAGCTGCTCCAGATATAGTTTCATAGAACATTATTTCATCATCAATCTTAATATAAAAACGAGGAGTAGTATCTGCTGTATTCGCAAACTTTCCAGTTGTTTTATTAAAATTAGTACCACTTGTCAAAGTTAAAGTTGTTGCAGTAGATGTTATTGCAGCACTCAAGGTTGTTGATAATCCAGAACTGACGCCAGAAATTATAACATTGTTAGCGGTATTATACATACCATTATCTTTATGTGTTACCTTTAATGCAGTATCACCATGAGTAAATGTCAGTGGATTTATTTTCAATCTTTTGCTGGGCAGAGCATTATTTTCTAAAGTAACAGCTCCCTTAGCAGCAATATCAAAAACAGCTCTTTTTATTCGGAACTTCAGGTCTTCTTCGGGAGATGGAGCCCAAGAAGAATTATTATTAGATTTAAATAATACTCCACTATGTGGGTTTTTACCAAGTGTTGGACCACCCCCTACTGGAGTTTCGCCCATTAATGATATCCAAACTTTATGTTCTGGACTATTAGTTCGTAGAACAATAGCATATTCTGTGTTCGATCTAACAAAAACTGGTGATGGAAATGTAAATGTTGTAGGTGTCTCAGCTGTCAAGTCGGTAATAATATCAGCAGCTTGTTTTACCACTCTAGCAAAAGGCAATACGTCGGCGCTGGGCTGCCCGTTAAGTGTAGTCCGTATTTCGCAAGTGACAGGTATATTTTCATCTTTAAGAGCAAAAAAAGCATCTACTGATGTTAAAAAACATCCACCTAGAATTTCATTAGTAGCCTCATTTTGGTTACCAGAACCTTCAGTAACTTTAAATGTCATTGCAAGAGGATCGCCGTGCGGTTGCCCTGGGTCTGGAAAGGCAGGGCGCCTAACCCCATCTCCGACACTTCTGTTCGTTGGAGGAGGAGGAGGGGGTGGCCGCAATTGCAGAGAAATATCAACTGTTTGTTCAAATAAACCTTTGGCATGGTAATATGCATTACCAGATGAGGCTGGATCAGTTGTCCTAACATCTGTAGTACTAGTTGTAAGTCTAAATTCAACTTCACCAGTGCTAAATTGTGGATTGCCGGCAATTGTTGGATCAGGAATATCCAAAAATCCTTCAACATGTCCAGCAGCAGTTGTGATAAGTGAACTTCCTGGCGCTGCTGTAGTTAATCCCTCGTCAGCAGCTTCACTTGTAAATTCACTTGTCATAGTGACGAATTGACTTACTGCTGTCCTATCAAAAAAGGTAAATAATCTTGCATTAGGTCTGAAACCATCACCAACAAATTTAATCTGTGTTAGCCTTATAAATGGTCGAACACCTTTTGTGATAACACGAAAACCATTACCAATTCTTTCCAAATTTGCAATACCAGTAGATGTTGGAGCCTCTCCAGCCCTCCTTGCAACTTGTATGGAACGAGAGAATGCATTTGCTCCACCTTGTGCTTCTGGAACACCAGTAACTTCGACAACCCCAGCCCATTGAGACTGCCAAGCATTCCATATAGCACCCATTACATTATCAGGAGTTGCTACTGCAAAGTCAAAATCATGTGCGACACTAACCACAAGTGCTGGACGAACTTCTGATTCAAACCAATCATCACCAAATGGATCAAGTTCAATAACTCCTTTCCATGTGGAAAGTAAAATTGGCATTATTCTTTCCACTCTAGTTGCAACCAATTGTTCAGTCAAAACTGTTTCAGTATATGGCAAAGTGAACACATCACCTGTCTTTTGATAACCAGCAGAACTTCTCTGGCTATCAGTTGTAGCTTGTTCAGATAAACCAATATTTTGCATTTTGTGTTTTGCTCTTAATTCATTATTTTCTGGATCAATCGAACATTTATAATCAACATTTGCAACATCACCAGTTCTATGACCAGCAAAATTATCAACAACAAATCCAGACTTAAACCTATTCAATCCAGCTGCATCAGTAACTTCAAGGTCTTGCGCTGATCTTTCCAATAAGTTTAGTGATGCAATATATTCAACATTTTGCAATCGTCTTTCAATCTTACCGATATCTTTCATAGTAAATCTTTGATGACGCTCTCTTTTTATTTCAACATCTTTGGGAGAAAATGTAAATGCCGGTAAGAACATTGAAGCCAGTAGCATATTTGCTTGACTAGCTAGTGGTAAAGTTGGAATTTCAGCACTGGCACCTTCCTTAACTAATAAATTTCTACTCGGTGTTAATTCTACAATAATGTGCTTTGGAAGAAAAAACTCAAAATCACTTTGAATAAAAGAATCTGGTTTAGGAACATTTGATATTGATGATCCAGTGCCATCGTATTGTCTTGAGAAGAAATCAAACGAATGTCCTGTAACTTCATCAGTGTTTGTAAGTGTTGCTGAAGTTCCAGCAATGTCCTCAACTCTTGGTCGAAAATCATAACAATCAATCAAAGGAAACTCACCAGTTGGTGCTGGTGAATCTGGATCAATCTTTGTAGCACTATATGTTGGAATATCCTCAAATGTCATTTGGTCTGCTACATCACTATATGAATCAACAGTGAAAACATCACCATCGGCATGTTCAAAATAATCATATACGACAATCAATTTACCAGTAGGAGTGGACACATTTTGTTTTTTTACAATTCTAGCAATATCATAGAAGTTATCTCTCTGTCCTGTATCAAGAATATAATTTTTTGTAATATTTTCACTACCAGCAGTTACAACAGTAACACTTGCAGATGCACCAGATGATTGTCCAGTAATCACATCATTTATGTTGAAGTCTGTTACGCTAGTAAGGACATATTCTACGGGACTAGAAATATTAATAATTCTTCCTTCTGCTCCAGTAATCGAACCGACTATCCTTTCACCTCTAGTAAATGAACCTGTTATAGTTCCAAGTGTCAAAGATGGCATTGTTACATCAGTACTTACTTCTTCTGAGTCGAGAACCGCAACCAATTTAAATACATCGGCTCTACCCAAAGAAATTGTTCTATCAGTAGGACGAGTTCCAAATGCATCTGTATCGCCGGGATTGACTGCTAACTTTTTCATCAGCTGAACAGTTTTATTCTTTTGACTTACGCTTGTTTTTAATATTGTAGCAATCAATTTAACTTTTGTACCAGTAGGAAGATTTGTTGCATCTGTAATTGTTATCGCAGTCGTTCCTGATCCAGCAATAGTAGAAGCAATAGATACAATATCTCCTTGACTTGCTCCACCATTAGCAGTAAGAATAGACAAGGTATAATCTTTTTCAGCATGTGCAACAAAAGTTTCACCAGCACCAGCATTGAATGTTACGGCATTACCAACTGTTGTTCCAACAAACTGTTTACGGATTGTGTACTGTGTATCTGACAATCCAGCATTTGAAGCAGTCAAGTGAGTTTTAATAACTTTCTTTGGACCTTTATAAACAAGAAGATTTTTTTCTGGTTGTTTAAGTTTTGCTTTAAATAATCTTTCAATAGAGATGTCTTCATTGCCAGATGGTTGATCTCCACTAGCATCTTCTGAAAGCAAATTGCCTTCAGTTCTGTTAGCACTTTCTTCTAACAAAAGAAGTTCCAGAGCTTGATCTGATTCTGTAACAATATCTGCTGTAAAATCTTCTCCAGATGTATCATCATCCATAAATGTCTGTTTTACATCAGCAAAAGAAAAGGCCTCTACTTTTGTTATTGTTAAGTCTGCATTAGCAACATCCTCAACAACATCATCTGTTTCGGCTGAATCAGATGCTGTTATTTTTTCATTTGCTACAAAAGTCCCTGCAACTGAAGTGAGAAGAACACTGGTTCCACTTGTTCCTGACGCAAACACAAAACCAGTTGCACCAGATGTAACACCTTTAACCTGTGTTCCACCATTTGTATGAGTTGCAATAAGAGTTGGGCTGGGTATTCCACTCAAAGTCAACTGTGTAAACATTTTTAAATCAAAGAGATATAACTTATAGACTGATTCGACATTTGTTGAAGAAGCACCAACAGTTCCTTGACTGTATTCCAAACTTCTTGCCCTAGCAACACCGATTTGCGTTCCAGCAGCAGTTCCTCTTGTTGCAGTTGCAGTATCAAATAAGTCAATCTGTTTAAACTGTGTAGTTTCTCCACTTATTACTGAAACATCAGGACTTCCAAATACATTTGTTACATTAACAAAGTTTCCTAATTCTGCTGTTGTAATTCCAGCATTAATCGTGTTGAAGTCTCTAGCTTTATTAACATCTAAAAGGAATGGAGAAGAAATGTCTACCTCTATACCTCTAATATATGCTTTACCTGTAGAAACTTTTAATGTCAACAAATCTGTGCTGGCAACATTCCCCGATTCTGTTGTATCACCAAGTGCAAATCTTCCCACATTCTCATTGATTGTTACACTTTCAAACATTTCAAATTCAATTGGTTTAACTGTGTAATCACCAGATTCATCATGAGTTCTTCTTGCAAGATTTTGTTCAAGTTCAGCATATTCTGAATACCTTGAAATCGACCGAATAGCGCCATTTAAAATATCCATTAACTGAACAAATTTTTCATCTGTAACGGTGGCTCTAGGAAGTTTAATTAAGGATAACTCCAACTTGAGTCTATGGGCACCTTTTGCCGCAAAGTTTGTAGAACCTGTAGAGTTATCTAATAAACTGGTATCTTCTTCTGGTGTAACTATTGTTTCTGCCACACTAAATCCAACTAGAAAAGATGCTTTAATGTCATACGGATCAAGGATTAGTGCTTCTTCATTATTTTGAACAAAAAATCCTCTAATATAATATACACCAGATTCAACCTTTACCGCCTGCCCTAATCTAGATGCTGGCCCAGTTGGACCGGCAAGTTCATCTTTCGTTGCTGCCGCAACATTAAGAGGAGATGTAAAAGTAGTTGCAGAAGCAACATCGTTTCCAAATGATGTTGTGTGAGTAATACCAGCATTAGCTGAAATATTCTCTCCATCAGCAAACTCAAATGTTTCAAAATCACTGCCGGTTGCCTCATATGCAACATGAAGTAGTGGTTGATCTGTTGCTGTTCCAACAGTAAATCCAACCACCTTTGCGCTAACACCAGTGGTAGCACCAGTAATTAAAACAGGAGTATCTGCATTTAAATATTGAGAAGGGTCAATAGTTTCCCCAGAAAAGGTATTTGCTAATTTGAGAGTTGCTACATTGATCAAACTAATTTGACCGGGAATTACCATTGCTCCTTCTTTGAAGATATGACTCCCATGACGTTCTATTTGATTTTGTAAAGCAGACTGTAGTTGTGTTAATTCTCTAGCTTGTATTGCAAAACCAGGCCTGAAGAGTTCTTTTACAAAATTGTTTCCTTCTGCAAAATCATCAAAGTATGGGGCAACATTTAAGTTTTTAATTTCTGGCATATTAGAATTCCACTATAATTTTAATATCTTCTGTTTGATCTGTAGCTCTAGATATTGGTCTTCTATTTTCTTTATAAATTATATTTCCACTGTCAGCTGCAAGCTCTGGATTTGCATACCCATCAGCAAAGGTAATTGTACTTGCATTTGCAAGAGTGACGGCACTATCAGCTGTAGCATCTGGAGTTCCTGCCGCACTAGAAGAAGCACCAGTGACAGCATTTGCACCACTGAAAGCAATATATGCACCTGTGGTAGCGTTAGTTCCAAAGTCTGCATGTCTTTCTTGTTGATAATAAAGAATACCTAAACTGGCATCATATTCAACAACTTTGCCGATTGCAAGGGTTGATGCTTGTGTTATTTTTTCGTCAGCAGTAAATGTTCCACTCACTGAACCTGTTCCACTTGTAGGAAACTTTAAAGCAAATGTTGTTCTTGCGGTGGCTGATGTTGCTACTGTTGAGGTGCCAAAATCTGTTGGGTCTACAACCAATCCAACATTTCTAAAATCATTTTCAGATGAAATATCATCACCTTCTGCACCTGTAAGTGTGGTGTTTGTCATTACAAAATGACCACCCAATTCATTTATACCGTTTGTGCCG